CTATATAGTTATGGTGGATGCGAACGAAGTAAAGCCGCATCTTTCCATTGTCCCGGGGCGCGCCAATCACGACGCGCCTTTTGTAATGCCATGAAAGAATACGCTGCCGAATTCTATAAAAGCGCCGCGTGGAAAGAATGCAGGGCGCAGTACGTGAAGAAAGCACATGGGCTTTGTGAAATATGCCTTGCCCGTGGGCTGTATGTTCCCGGCCAGATCGTGCACCATAAGACGCACATAACGCCGGCGAACATAAACGACCCGAACATCACATTGTCTTTCGAGAATCTGCAATTGGTATGCAGGGAATGCCACGCCGAACTTCACAAAGACAGAAGCGTGCGCTACAGGCTGAACGAATGGGGAAAGGTTACGGCTCTGTAATCCATAATAGAGAAAACGCCAAGCAGCTAATAGACTACAGCCGAATGCAGCAGGGCGGCATGTATCCGTCCGACGTTGACGGCGTCATTGAGTACCACGGCAAGGCCTACGTGTTCCTAGAGTACAAATACAGCGGCTATAGCATGCCGGTAGGCCAAAAGCTAATGTATCAGCGCATGGCCGACGACCTGAGCGCGTGCGGCAAGCCTGTGTGCGTCATGCTGTGCAGTCACGGCCAGAAGGACCCGGCGAAGGATATAGACGGAGCGGCGGCGCGTGTCACTGCGATCTATTGGCGCGGCGAGTGGCGGAAGGTGCGGCAGCTGACCGCCCGCGAGTGGGTGGCGAGCTTCTTTGCGTGGGTGGATTTGCTGGACGTCCCCCCTTTTGTTTGAGTATTTGGGGGCCGTAGGGGACCGGTGCTGGAACTTTTCTTTTCGCTTTCGCGAGCGCTGGCCCGCGTTTGGCAGACTTCGCCGGACTTAGAACAACATGAACAAAGATAACTACATCTTGGCCTACTACCAGGGCATCAAATCCGGCAAGTACATTGTGGGCCGCCATATTGAAGCGCTATATACGTATATCGTCGAGGGACTGCAAAACAAGCTCTTCTCTTTCGACGGCGCCAAGGCTTCCCGCGCTATCGATTGGATAGAGTCGCATTGTTTCCATACGGAAGGCCCGCTTGCCCCTGGGCCGCTTCTGCTTGAAGTGTGGCAAAAGGCTTTTCTGTCCTGCGTCTTCGGCATAGTCGACGCTTCCGGCAATAGGCAATTCCGCGAAGTGTTGCTTGTGATCGGGCGGAAGAACGGAAAAAGCCTGCTTGCGTCCGCTATAGCTAATTACATTTGGCGAGTCGAAGGCGGCTATGGTGCGCGTGTATACTGCATCGCGCCGAAGCTGGACCAAGCGGACATTATATACAACTGCATTTGGCAAATGACAACGCTCGACCCTGAGTACAAAGCGCTGAAGGAATACGTGGCCGAGACGGACGTGCACAACAAAAAGGTGCATGACGACAGCATGCTGCCCCGCCACCGGCACACAGATCTATCGATTAATGGCACCAACTCGACCGTAAAAAAAATCAGTTTCAGCGCCAAGCGCAGCGACGGCTTTAACCCATCCCTCTGTGAGTGTGACGAAATAGCGAGCTGGGCAGGCGATAACGGTTTGAAGCAGTACGAAGTCATGAAGTCGGGAATGGGGGCACGGCCTGAAGGCCTGCTGCTGTCCTGTACGACTTCCGGCTATGTCAATGATTCCATATACGACGAACTCATAAAAAGGGCTACCCGCTTCTTACTGGGCGACAGTAAAGAGAAGCGGCTGTTGCCCTTTCTCTATATGATCGATGACGCCGACAAATGGAACGACATAAGCGAGCTGCACAAATCAAATCCCAACCTTGGCGTGTCGGTCACGGTAGACTACCTTCTGGAAGAGATCGCCATAGCAGAGGGCAGTTTGTCCAAGCGGGCCGAATTCATAACAAAGTATTGCTGCCAGAAACAGAACTCTTCTCTTGCGTGGCTTCCGGCCGTGATCGTGGAGAACGCGAGCGGCGCACACTTCGGGCCGGAAGATTTCAAAGACTGCTATTGTGTCGGCGGCGTCGACCTGTCACAGACGCGAGACCTTACAGCGTGCTGTGTGGTCATTGAGAAGGACGGCGTTAATTATGTGCTGTCTCAATACTTCCTACCGGCTGAGAAGATCGAAGAAGCGACGGCCAGGGACGGCGTCCCCTATCAGATCTACATACAAAGGGGCCTGTTAACGCCTTCCGGCGAAAACATCATAGATTATACGGACTGCTTTAAGTGGTTCGCCCAGCTTGTCGAGCAATACCACATTTACCCGCTCAAAATAGGCTATGACCGCTATAGCGCGACATACTTTACACAGAGCATGCAAGACGCGGGCTTTCACATGGACGACGTCTATCAGGGCGAAAATCTGCACGGCATTATGGAGACGTGCAGGGGCTTGCTCGAAGACGGCCGCCTGAAGATCGGGGACAACGACATTACTAAGGCGCATTTGCTCAATAGCGCCGTGAAAATGAGCGTAGAAAGAGGAAGAGGCAGGCTTGTCAAGCTGTCCCCTTCCCTTCACATAGACGGCACGGCCGCGCTTCTGGATGCGCTGACCGTTAAAGACAAATACTTTTCTGAGATCGGGGAACAGTTAAAAAATGGGCCTGTTTGAAATCATATTCGGCCAGCGGCCGAAAGAACCGCCGGAAAGAGTCCGCGAAACATTTAAAATGCTCAACGGCTACGTGCCGCGCTTTACTAGCTTCGACGGCGGCTTGTATGAATCTGAGCGCGTGAGGGCTGCAATCCATGCCCGCGCTGTGCATATGTCCAAGCTGTCTATAGTCTTCCAGGGCGCAGCACGGCAGGGGCTTGTTAATAAGCTGAGACACGCGCCGAACAGCTTTCAAACGTGGGGCCAGTTTCTCGCGAGACTGTCGACCATTCTTGACGTGCACAATACGGCTTTCATTGTTCCCGTGTTCGATGACTACGGAGACGTTAGCGGCATCTTCTGCCCGCTCCCAGATCGCTGTAAGGTCGTAGGCTTTAACGGCCGCCCCTATCTTCGCTATGAGTTTGCACACGAAGAGCACGCGGCGATAGAGCTAGACATGTGCGGGCTTATGCTCAAACACCAATACAGAAGCGACTTCTTCGGGGAATCCAACAACGCCATTTTCCCCACAATGGAGCTGATTAACATTACAAATCAGGGTATAGAGGAAGGCGTTAAGAGCGCGGCCACATATCGCTTTATGGCGCAGCTTGGCAACTTCGCCCGGCCGGAAGATCTCGCAAAAGAAAGAAAGCGCTTCACAGAGCAAAACCTGTCTAAGGGCGGGGGCGGCCTTCTACTCTTCCCTTCGACCTATAAGGACATTAAACAGGTAGACGTTAAGCCCTGGGTGGTCGACGCCGAACAGATGCGCATTATTAACGACAACGTTAATAGCTACTTCGGAGTTAACGACGACATTCTGACAAATAAGGCTTACGGCGACGCCTGGGCGGCCTTCTATGAAGGTGCCGTTGAGCCTTTCGCAATACAGCTTTCCGACGTCCTTACAAAGATGCTGTATACCCTGCGCGAGCGATCGCAGGGGAATGCGGTAGCCGTGACGTCGAACAGGCTTCAATACCTGAGCAATGCGGACAAGCTGGCCGTATCAGCACAGATGGCGGACAGGGGATTGATGACCAGGAACGAAATAAGGGAAATATGGAATCTTCCCCCGCTCCCGGCCGAGATCGGCGAACAGCTGCCCGTGCGTGGCGAGTATTACAACGTAGGCGAGAAAGAGGAATCAGACAATGAGCAAAACGATCAATGACAAGCTGAGCGAAGGCAGGCAGTACAGAAACATAGCCGCCGACGCCCTGACCCTGCGCACGCTGGAAGACGGCCAGAAGGTCGTCGAGGGCTACGCTACAGTCTTCGACACGCCCTATACCCTTGTTAAGGAAGACGGCTATACGCTTGTCGAACAGGTGGACAAGGACGCCTTCCAGGACTGCGACATGAAGGACGTTATAATGCAGTACGACCACGTCGGCCGGGTCTTTGCCCGCGTGAGCAATGGCACGCTTGAGGTAAAGCCGGACGACAAAGGCCTGTTTATCCGCGCTTTCCTTGGCGGTACGGAGCTTGGCCGGCAGGTCTTCGAAGAGATCGAAGGCGGATATACTACTAAGATGTCCTTCGGATTCGCTATTAAAACAAAGAAGCATGATGTGGAGCGGGACGAAGAGACCGGGGAAACGACCGTTACCCGGACCATTACGAAGATCTCGAAACTGTATGATGTTAGCGCCGTGAGCCTTCCGGCAAACGACGCTACTTCTATAAATGCGCGTGCTCTGTTTGACGGAGTTGTCGAAGAGCTGAAGGCGGAGCGTCTGAAGCGCCGGAAACTAGCGTTAAAACTCAAGATTGCGAGGTAACACAGATATGCCTAACTACGCAGAAATGACCACCGAAGAGCTGAAGGAAGCCAGAAGCGCCTTCGCGGCCGAGATCGAGACCGCCGACAGCGCGAGACTGGACGAAATCAGCGCAGCCGTTGACACTATCGACGGCATCATGGAACAGAGGAAGGCCGCCGAGACCCAGCGCCGGACGCTTCGGGACGCGGTCGCAGCCGGAAACGGCGAAATCATCGAAGAGGAAAAGAAAATGCCCGAACAGAGAACAGCTAATGATATCAGGTCCAGCGAGGAGTACATCAACGCCTATGCTGACTATATCAAGACCAACGACGACCGCGAGTGCAGGGCGCTTATGACCTATACCACGTCCGGCGGCACCGTCCCCGTGCCCACGTACATCGAGGACGGCATCCGCGCCGCGTGGGATAGGTCCCCGCTGCTTCAGTATGTAACCACAATGGACGTGCGCGGCATTGTCGGCATTGGTTTCGAGGTGTCCGCCACCGACGCCGAAATCCACGAAGAGGGAACGGCAGCCCCGGCGGAAGAGGAACTCGTTATTGGCACAGTGCAGCTTGTCCCGATGACACTTAAGAAGTGGCTGCGCATTTCCGACGAAGTGGCGGAGCTTGCCGGGCGTGCGTTCCTTGACTACATCATGGACGAGATCACCGCAAAGATTCTTGCAGCCGTGCGGCATCAGATCATCGTGAAAATTGACACAGCTCCGGCGGCATCTTCCGGCATTAAAGTCGGCGTGCCGAAGATCACCGCGACCGCCGCGTCTCTTTCCATCGTCGCACAGGCCGCTGCCCTGCTTGGCGACGACGCCGAGAACCTCTGTGTGATCATGAACCGCCAGACCCATGCCGCATTCATCGAACAGATTGCCGCCAACGGCTACATGTTCGACCCGTTCGCCGGGTATACCGTTATTTATGACAATAACCTGGCCGTACCCGGAACAAGCGGCAGCACAACAACGTGGCTCGTTGTCGGCGACCTGTCCGGCGTGACCGTCAACTTCCCCGGCGGGCGTGACGTCAAACTGAAGTATGACGACCTGACAGAAGCGCAGGCGGATATGGTCAAGATTGTCGGCCGGCTGTCCGTCGCCGTTGGCGTTACCGGCCCCGGCAAGCTGGCAAAGGTTGCCAACAACACCTAAACAAGATCGGACCACAAACAGGGGGCGCTTTCGGGCGTCCCCATCTGAATAGGTGAAGACGTATGACCGTAACACAGGACCTTATAAACGCCGCGAAAATGGCGCGGCGAATGAGCACTAACGCCTTTGACAACGAAGTAACACGGCTGTTAGAAGCCGCGCTTGCCGACCTGTACGTTGCGGGTGTTGACTTGCCGACCGAAAGCGAACCGCTTGCAGTACAGGCGGCTATTACTTACTTTCTCCTTCACTTCGGCGAGCCCGAGGACCGGGACGACCTCAAAAAGAGCTACGACGAACAGAAGGCGCAGCTGGCCACACTTACGGGCTTTACTACGTGGGAATCTAACAATGGATAGAAGCACGGTCGTATACCTTATAGCTGAGGCTTACGAAAAAAACGAATACGGCGTACAGACGGCTATAGAGACCCGGCGGGAAGTCTTCGCCCAGGTCGACAGCGTTACCGCTTCGGAATTCTTCGAGGGCGGCCGCAACGGCTTAAACCCTGAGCTTCGTTTCAGGATGTTTTTATATGACTATAACGGAGAGCGCGTTATTGAACATAACGGCCAGCGTTACGGCATATACAGAACTTATGAAGGGCGCGGGGACACAATAGAGCTGTACGCCGAACGGAAGGGCGGCACAAATGCACATTAACATTAGATCTAGCAGCCGTTTCGACTTCGAAGACATTTATGACACCTATCTAGTAAGATACGGCGTGCAATGTCTCGACGCCGTCGAGGAAGCCATTGTCGAAGTTTCACAGGAAGCCGTTAAGAAACTGCGCGCAGAGTCGGCCGCACAATTCGGACGTGGCGAGTATTCGCAGGGCTGGACACGAACTGTGGAACGTGGCCGGTTAAGGCGCATTGCTATTGTGCACGGCAAAAAGCCGACGTATGCGTTGGCGCACTTGCTGGAACATGGCCACGTTTCCAGGAACGGCACAGGCCGAAGCTATGGGAACGTTAAGGGCCGGATTCACATCGAACCCGTGGCGGAATGGGCCGCCGATGAAGCCATAGACAGAGCTATACAGAAGCTAGAGGCTATCTAATGACCTATGCAGACATTTCAACGCTCGCGGAAAGCATCGGCCTTCCGTTTGCTTACTATCAATTCGAGGATGGGACGGGCATAGCCCCGCCCTTTCTTGTGTTCATGATCGGCTATGATGACTTTTACGCCGATGATAGCAATTATCAGCGTATAGCCGAAGTTACCTTCGAGCTTTACACGGATTACAAAGACTTCGTGCTAGAGGACAGGGTAGCGGACGCCCTCACGGCCGCCGGTCTGACATTCACACAGGACGAAACTTTCATTGATTCGGAGCGGATGCACTTAACCACGTTCGGCTTCGAAACTCTTCTAACGAGGTAATACAAAAATGCCTGAAAACAAAATTAAGTACGGCCTTAAGAACGTATATTTTGCTATTGCCACGATCGCCGCAAACGGAAGCGCGACCTATGAAACGCCCGTTGCGTTTCCCGGCGCCGTCTCCCTTTCCCTGAGCGCTGAGGGCGAGCGCAGCCCGTTCTACGCCGATGATATTGAATACTGGGTAGGCAGTGCGAACAACGGCTATAGCGGCAGCCTAGAAATGGCCAGGCTTTCCGACGCCTTTAAGACCCAGGTGCTGGGCTACGTTCAGGATACGAAGCACGTGCTTTATGAGGACGCCGACGCGCAAGCAATCCATTTTGCGCTTATTTTCCAGTTTGCCGGAGACAAGAACAACACGCGCCACGTGCTCTATAACTGCACGGCTTCCCGGCCGTCTGTCGAGGGCAGCACGAAGGGCGAGACGATCGAGCCGCAGACTGAGACCGTGGACCTGTCCGCCGCGTCTATCTACGTGCCGGACCTTGACGCCTACATTGTGAAGGCTGAGACCACCGGCGAAACGGCCAGCGCGGATTACGACAGCTTCCTTACTACTGTCTACATTCCGACGCCGTGACGCCTGGAAAATAACGACCAAAGAAAGGGGACAAGGAAAAATGCGCGGTACTGTTCGCTTAGGTAACAAAGAAGTGGGGATGCTTGCTAATGCGGCATCCCCTTTTATTTATAGGCAGCTGTTCAAGATCGACTTTCTGAAGGAAGTACAGGCTGCCGAAGTCGACCCGAATGCTATTACACGCATGGGCTACATAATGGCCATGCAAGCCGAAAAGAGCACAACCGAGTGCATGTCTAAGCTGACCATGGACGGCTTTTATGAGTGGCTCGAACAGTTCGACGGGCTAGACATCTTCATGGCTGCGGATGACATTTTTTCACTGTATAAGGGTCAAGAGGTCACGCTGTCCGACCCAAAGCCCGAAGCCGTCTGACGGAAAGAACGTACACGACGGCACTTTATCTTCTGCGCTGTATTCAATTAGGGCTTTCGCTCGAAGATCTCGCCTTGCTTGAATACGGCACAGTATTAGACATGATGACGGAATCCAACAACGACAGCTTCACCTACGACTACATAGCAACGCAAGAGGACTTCGACAGGTTCTAATATGGCACAGAATAGAATCAAAGGAATAACTATAGAGCTGGGCGGCGACACAACAAAGCTAGACAAAGCCCTGGCCGGTGTTCGCAAGTCCCTGGCTAAAACGCAAACAGCGCTGAAGGACGTTAATAAACTCCTGAAGCTCGACCCGGGCAATGTGGGGCTTCTGACCCAGAAGCAACAGCTGCTTAACAAGGCCGTCGAGGACACAAAGGAAAAACTTAAGGTAGAGAAGGAAGCGCTGGAACAGCTGAAGAAGGCCGACCCGTCGCCGGAAGTCACGGAGCAAATGCAGCTCTTAGAGCGGCAAATTGTAGACGACGAACAGGCTTTAGAGAAGCTGAAGGGCGAACAAAAGAAGTTCGGCAGCGTAGCCCAGCAATCCATAAAGGCGGCCGCCGACAAGGTCGTAGAATTCGGAAAGGCCGTACAGGAAGCCGGGAAGAAGGTTAAGGGCGTCGGGGATGACCTGACTAAGAACGTAACGGCCCCGCTTGTGGCCTTCGGCACGTTGTCCATAGCGGCGTTTACAGAAGTAGACGACGCTATGGACACGCTCATAAAGAGGACGGGCGCATCCGGCGAGGCGTTCGAAGAAATGGAAGGGATTGTTGAGACCTTAGCAACGTCTATCCCTATCGACTTCATGACGGCTGCCGACGCTGTCGCCGAGGTGTCAACGCGCTTCGGCTTGACCGGCGAGGCCCTGGAAGATCTAAGCGAGAAGTTTATAAAATTCGCCGAGCTGAACGACACCGACGTATCGAAGAGCATTGACACGGTGCAGTCTGCGCTAGCTATGTTTGGCTTGTCGGCAGAAGACGCCGGCAACGTGCTCGACATGCTCAACAAAGCGGCCCAGGACACGGGCACGCCTGTCGACACACTCGCCCAGGCTCTTCTTACTTCCGGCACGGCCCTGCAAGAAATGGGCTTCGGCATAAACGAGTCTATCGGCTTCTTATCACAGCTTGAAAAGAGCGGCGTTTCTTCGTCCGAAGTCATGGGCGGCTTAAAGAAGGCGCTGCAAAATGCGACCGCAGAAGGAAAGCCGTTAAACAAAGCGCTGGAAGAGATGCAGAAGCAGATGCAGGGCGCAAAGACTGACACAGAGGCGGCCCAGATCGCGGCGGACCTCTTCGGCAAGAAGGCGGGCCCAGGAATTGCGGCGGCTGTCCGGGACGGGCGGCTGTCATTTGACGAACTTTCGGCATCTGTGCAGAACTTCGGCGGAAGCGTCGAAGAAACCTATGCGGCCACACAGGACGACATAGACGGCTTTACGCTGGCCGTGAACAGCGGGAAATTACTGCTTGCCGAGGTCGGCGACGTGGTCGGGTCGCAGCTGGCCCCCGTGTTCGACGAACTGCGCGAAGGTGTGCAGGGCGTAAAGGAAGCATGGGACGGACTGGGCCCCGACACTCAGGACGCTATCGTTAAGGGCCTTATGATCGCGGCCGTTATCGGTCCGATAATTAGCGGCGTGGGCAGCTTAATTATAGGCATTGGCGGCCTTATAACGTCGGTCGGCACTATAGCCGGCGTAATGGCGCCGGTTATTGCGGGCCTTGGCGCTTTCGCTACAGCCTTCGGCGCGCCTGTAATAGCCATAGGTGCGGCTATAGCGGCCTTTGTGCTATTCATCACGCATATAAAGGACGTGGAGCGGATAACTAACGAAGTGGTCGCAGCTGTCGCGGCCAAGTGGGAAGAGTTGAAGGCGAAGCTGGGCCAGACGATCGAGAACATAAAGGCGACCGTAGCCCAGAAATGGGAAGCTATTAAAACGTCCGTTTCTAACACGGCCGAGAAAATCCGTTCGACCGTAGCCCAGAAGTTCGAAGCAGTTAAGACGGCCATAACAAAGCCAATCGAGGCGGCGAAGTCTTCCGTTGAGAACGCTATAAACAAAATAAAAGGCATCGTAAACAATGCGAAGCTGAGCTTGCCGCACTTCAAATTGCCGCACTTCCGCATTTCCGGCGGTGAAGTGCCATGGGGAATTGGCGGCGTAGGAACGAAGCCCACTATAAGCGTAGATTGGTATAAGTCCGCTTATGAAAATCCTGTTATCTTCACACAGCCCACAGTGCTGCCTACGCTGGGCGGCCTTAAGGGCTTCGGCGACGGCTCAGGCGCTGAAATTGTCATGTCCCTTAACAAGCTGCGCGAGATGGTGGGCGCCGGAAGCGTAACAAATAACATTGTCGTAAACGCTGCGCCGGGCATGAACGTGTCCGACCTGGCCGACGCTGTAGCGGAAAGAATCGAATTCACAATACAGAGACAGAGGGCCGTTTATGGATAAAAGAAGGGCTTTCAATTTTGACGGCGTCATTTCTTCGGATTATGGCGTTTATATCAACGGGGGCGGCACATACAACGCCGCCCCGCGTGACTTTACGACTGTAGAGATTCCCGGCCGTGACGGCGTCCTTACGCTCGACAATGGGCGCTTCGACGTCATCCGCCACAGCTACGCCGCTTTCATCGTGCCGGACTTCAACACGAACGTCCAGGGCTTACGCAATGCCCTAATGAGCAAAAGGGGCTTTAAGCGGCTTACAGACGGCTATCATGCGGACGAATTCTATCTAGCCTACTACGAAGACGGGCTTATCGTTAACCCGTCCGACAACCTGAAAGAGGGCCGCCTAACGATCACGTTTACACGCGACCCGCGCCGGTACCTTTTGACCGGCGAAGACACAGTTAGCTTTACGGCTTCCGGCGCAATAGTTAACCCTACATTGTTTCCTTCTCGGCCCCTGCTTCGCGTCTATGGGTCCGGCGTGGTCGGCATCGGTGACGCCTATATTACCATTACGGACGCCGACGAATACACGGACATAGACTGCGACATGCGCGAGGCCTACAAGGGCACAGTGTCGAAGAATTACAATATCACGCTTACCGGGGACGACTTCCCCACGCTTGAGCCAGGCGCAAACGGCATTGAACTGCAAACAGGCATTACCCGCGTAGATGTTACGCCGAGGTGGTATAGACTATGATACCTATTCTTTTCCGGCCTACGGATACAGTATTCACTACTAACGGGCTGGGCCGTCTTTCTTCCGCGATCGCTTGCCGCGTTGAGGAAGAAAGAAATGGGGCTTACGAATTAGAGCTTGAATATCCTGTAACCGGCGCACATTTCGGCGAGATCGGGAACGGCTCTATCATCGTGGCCAGGCACAGCGACCGCTTAGACGTGCAGCCCTTCAGGGTCTACCGCATTACAAGGCCAATAGACGGCCGCGTTACTGTGTACGCCCGGCATCTGTCCTATGACCTAAATAAGATCGTCGTAGCCCCTTTTTCTGCGTCTTCTGTCGCTGACTTATTCCGAGACCTTCCCAACCATTGCATAAACGCTTGTCCCTTCACCTTCGAGACCGACAAGGCCGTGTCAGCTGACTTCGTAGTAACTACGCCGTCGTCCGTGCGGTCTATCCTTGGCGGCAGTGAGGGCTCCGTACTTGACGTGTACGGCACGGGCGAATATGAATTTGACGGCTATAACGTGAAGCTGTGGCTTCACAGGGGGACCGACAACGGCGTTACCATTCGCTACGGCAAGAACCTGTCCGACATTGAACAGGACACGAACAGCGAAGACGTTTATAACGGTGTGGCCCCTTACTGGAAGGGCACGAACGAAGACGGAAGCGACGACGTCGTTACCCTTACAGAAGGCGCCGTATTCGTCGATGGCGTGACGGAAGAACTGATTGCACCGCTAGATCTAACGGACGACTTCGAAGAAAAGCCTACCGAAGCCGATCTTAGAGCGGCGGCTGTCGAGTACCTTGCCAACAATGCCCAGCTTGTGCCAACGGAAAATATAAACGTGTCTTTCGTTCAGCTGTGGCAAACGAACGAATACAAAGACTATGCGCCGCTCCAGCGCGTGGGTCTGTGCGACACTGTCACGGTAATCTATACACAGCTGGGCATATCCGCAAAGGCCGAAGTGATCAGGACCCGCTACAATGTCCTTTTGGGCCGCTATGATTCTATAGAGATCGGCGAGCCCCGCGCCACACTGGCCGACACGATCATAGACACGGAGCGGGCCGTTAAAGACGTAACTTCAGGCGTTCAGTCCATGATAGGCGCAGCCGTGGCTACAGCTACAGAGCTGATAGCCGGCGGCCTGGGCGGTCATGTGGTTATTAACCGCAACGCCAACGGCGAGCCGAACGAAATTCTTATCATGGACACGGACAGCATAAGCACAGCGGTCAATGTGCTTCGGCTGAACATGAACGGCATAGGCTTTTCTTCTTCCGGCTATAACGGGCCTTTTACGACCGCCTGGACGATTGACAGCCGATTTTATGCTGACTTCATTACAGCCGGAACGCTGCGGGCGATCATGATACAGGGCCCGACGGCTTCGACCTTCTGGGACCTTACAAGTGGCCGTTGGCAATCCGGCGGAAACCAAACAGTAACCGCCGACATAGGCGACGGCACGGACGAACAGACCACGAAGACGTACAGCGTGGACACTATCACCGGCATAGACGACGGCGTCATTGAGATATACGGAGCGGTCGACGGTGGTGCTTCTCAAAAGCTCGCATCTATTGGCGTTGCCGGCCAGGGGATGGGCTATACACGCTATACAAACGACCTATACAACCCTGAGCGGTCCGACAGCTTCGTTTACGCTGGCCTTGACCTGTTAGGGTCGACCGTTAACGGCTATGCTTCTAATGACGAAGGCATGGCCGCCTATACGCCAGAAGCGACCTATAGACCGCATGGCACATATAGCCCCGATCAGCTGCGTTTAGGCGAGGCCGAAGACCTGAACGCAGCTTCTTCTGACTATGTCGCGGACAGAAACCCGCTGATTCTTACGGGCGGATGGACAAACGCGCAGGACGCTATAATCTTCCGGCGCTATTACCGCGAGCACGTCGAAGAGGTCCAGCAATACGCCATTCCGACGGCGTCGAGATATCCCCGGACGGTCGGCGGCATGACGATCACAAAGACCAGCGCGGGGAACGGGCTTTATAAATACACGATCGACGGAGAGAGCCCGACGGAAGACACGATCATCGATTACAACATGGGAATGGCAAACGCCACTGAAGCAACGCAGTGCGACTCGCAGGAGTGGCTTTCGGATAACGGCGCGCCGTATTGGTTTATTACCGGGTCCGAATTTGTCGAGCTTCAGGAATGTTCGCGACTTGCTTCCGGGGGTGATATCTATACAGACTATTCGTTATCCTATGGCCTTGCGGAAGCCGTCACAGACAGCCCGCTGGGGGCTATGTATAACTGGGTGCGGCTTATGGTTAAGGCGGGGGCCCCGCTCCCGATAGAGATAACGCCGCAGATCTATGATAGCGGCTTATATGGACTTGTGAAGTCCTTCTATCCTACGCCTATAGACGTCCGCCCCGCGTGGGAATACGCGCCCGGCGACAGTGTGAGCGGCGCACAAATTAACCTGTCGGCCCTTTTCACGAACAGCCGAAAAGACCTTCGCTTTTTCCTTCCGCTGTCGCGTCCGATATCGGCAGCCGTGGACACCATAGACTTTCACTGTGTGCTGCGCTCCGTATACGTCAACGGGACGGCTGTGCACAACGCGGCCCAGAATGTCCCCGATGACACAAACGGCTATACGCTTGCTTCAGTCATCCCACAGCCCGGCGGGCTTACTATATGGATTCGACGCACGACGGCATGGAGCAACGGAACAAATAACGCGGCGGCCATGATACAGCTCACGTCCTGGTCGGCGGAATTCTTACAAGGGGGGACGTAATGAGCGAGTCAATACTAATAGCCCTTATATCTTCCGTTATTCCCCTGCTTGGCACGGTTATTACCGTACTGTGGTCAGCTGGCCGGACGGATGAAAAAGTAAAGACGTCTATAGCGGTGCTGGAAACGAAGCTCGAGAACTTGGCTAATGAAGTCCGGCGGCACAACAACTTCGCCCAGCGCATGCCGGTCGTTGAGGAACAAATAAAAGTTATCAATCACCGGCTGCAAGATCTCGAGAACGACAACAAATAAAGGGGGCAAGGCGTGAACAATCTAACATCTTCGAAGTGGTGGAAGGCTGCGCTTGTGCGGGCCGTTAAGACGGCGGCACAGGTGGCGCTAGGCATGATTACGGTAGGCATGGCGGCGTCTGAAATTGATTGGCGATACCTGGCCAGCGTGTCCGCCGTGGCGGCTGTGTATAGCCTTTTGACGTCCCTTGCAGGGCTTCCCGAGGTGCCGAGTGATGGAACAATGGACAGCTGAGACAAGCGCCATTATAAGCGCGCATAATAAGGACTTTAACAGTTCGAACTTCCCGCAAGTGATGAAGACGGCCGCCGGCTTTAAGGACTACCTTAACAGCGTGGGCGGCGTCTTTGCTTTGTGGGCCGATCGTGACGCCAACGTGCACACTGTGACGGAGCTTCAGCAAATATCCGAATTTGGCTTCGGCGTTATGGCCCTGTACGGCTTCGATTATGAGAACGGGAAGACCCGCCACAGGTGGGGGAAGAAGCCAACGCCGGACGCTTTCTATCTTGGAGCGGCCCGGGGTAAATGCAATTGGGGCACGCTGTCGGAGCTGTGCACAGTGAAAGCGAAGACAACAAATTGCAATTATGGCATAGACGCGCTTTTCCTGAAGGCCGGCCTGTTCGATCGGAGCGGCCCGCACAATTCCAGCGACCCGTCGCAGATCGTTAAGGCCTTCGGACACGATCGTATCACGAAGAAGGCTGACCTTCGGCCCGGCGATCTTATCCAGATGTATAGAAAGGCCGGGCTTAAATCGTGGTATCACGTTGTAATGGTTGGAGAAGTAACCGACGACAGCATTGTTTGTTACGACGCCGGCAGCCGGTTTGTTGAGAATCGAAAATATAAGTACACGATACCGAAGACAGGGGCCGCGCTGGGCGGCGCTTACTCGAATTGTGCGAGCTGGCAAGCCGTCCGTGTGCGCGATATCATAGAGGACAAGGGCATGCAGAAAACTATCGATCTATCAGAACATAATAGCCCGTCTATCAACTGGCAAAAGGTCAAAGCGACAGGCTACGGCGTTATCCTTAGAATGGGCCTTCGGGGAAGCATGAAAAAGTACCCGGAAGCATACGGCAAAATCCGGCTTGATAACCATTTCAACGAATACATTGCCGGCGTGAAGGCGGCGGGCATTCCTTATGGTGTCTATTGGTTTCCTACGCCGATTACTGAGAAGGAAGCGAAGGAAGAAGCGGCCTATATCATCAAGAAGATAAAAGACTATGGCCTTTCGCTTTCCTTCCCTGTCTTTCTTGATTCTGAGATGGTGGACAAGGGGAACGGCCGGGCCGACAAGCTGAGCCGGGAAAAGCGCACGCAGCTGCTTGCGGTCATATGTGAAGATCTTCTAGCCGCCGGCATTCCGTGCGGCGTGTACGCTTCTACATCGTGGCTCGACAACAATCTGGACATGGCGGACATTCCGGCAGCGGCCAGGGCTAACACATGGGTAGCACAGTATGCTTCTAAATGCACCTATGGCGGCATTTCGGCCATGTGGCAATACACAAGCAAGGGAAGCGTGCCGGGCATCCCTGGAAACGTCGACATGTCTTTAATTACAGGTGACTTCAAAATGAGCGACAAAAAGACCTACAGGCGCGAGACCTACGTAGAGACCGCGCAGAAATACATCGGCGTTGTGGGCGGGACCCAGGCGCAGCATCAAATCATTGATATCTATAACAGCTACGGCGCGGCGCATGGCTACCCGCGAGGGTATAAGGTCCAATATTCGGACGCATGGTGCGCCGTCTTCGTGTCGGCCATGGCCATTAAATGCGGCTATACAGCTATCATCCCCGTAGAGTGCGGCTGTCCTCAAATGATTTCTATAGCCAAATCGTGGGGAATCTGGAAGGAATCCGACACATACAAGCCCGAGCCCGGCGACCTTGTTCTTTACGACTGGCAAGACAGCGGCACAGGGGACAACACGGGAACGCCTGACCATATAGGCATTGTGGAGGACGTCACCGGCGGCTATATCTCCGTGATCGAGGGCAACTATAACGACCGTGTGCAGCGGCGTGCCCTGGCCGTGGGCGGCCGCTTCATTCGCGGCTTTATCTGCCCGAAGTACACAGACAGCGCTTCGAAGCCTTCCGGCAATGCTCAGCTTGTAAGCATTACGGCCGATTATAGAGTGCTCAGAAAGGGCATGAAGGGCGGCAAAGACATTGCCTTTATGCAGCGGGTAGTCGGAGCCAAGGAAGATGAAGATTTCGGCAATAAGACCTTCGACCGCCTTGTTGAGTATCAGAAGAGCAAGGGCGTTGCCGTGATCGGACAGCCGGACGGCGTGTGCGGCCGGAAGACGTGGCCGTGCATCATTGCCGACAGCCGGAAATAACCAATTCAGCAACAAGGGGGTGTTAACGCGCCCCCTTCTTTTTGCTATACTCTAAGCGTGGCTTCCCTTCATAAAGAGCCAGAGACCAACGGACGGCGGGGCCGGAACCGCCTATAGTTTCCCGGCGGCGGCGGTGGTATTCCCCGCCGTCTTTTTTTGTGCAAAATTCGTGTGCAAAATCGTGTGCAAAAAATTGCTCACAAGTGGCTGAGACCCGCCATTTATGAACGGGTAACAGCCGCACATGAATGCCTTCCATCCCTTATTTTATCTACAAAAAACGGGAAGCCCTTATTTTTAAAGGCTTCCCGCAATAACGGAGTCGGTGGGATTCGAACCCAAAGAAAAACGTGCATTTTACTGGGCTGAACGGCTGTCGTGTGCAAAATCGTGTGCAAAAATCTTTGCAAAGTGTCCGTGCAGCTTTTCTTTCTCCTGTTCTTCGTAATCTGTAAGGACCGCTCTATAATTCCGCTTCATAACATTGTCTGTCTTCCAGCCGCCGGACTTCATTGTGTACGCTTCGCTAATTCCAAGGGCATGTGCAATGCTCACGTAATAATGACGTAAGGCGTGGAAAGTGAATGTGTTTTCTATCTTCGCGTACTTAATGGCCCTTTTGAACCGGCTTGTAAGCCCGTCGGGATTGCATGACAATATACGCTTGCCCGCCTGGGGCTTTATGGTATCGATAACGAACGCCGGAAGCGTTACAACTCTTTCGCTGTCGGCCGTCTTCGTGGTCTTTATAGTCCAATCGCCGGAAGGCGTCCGCACCATGGCCTTATTGATCGTTACGCGCTGGCCGTCGAAGTCTGACCCAGTGAGCGCACAGACTTCTGAGCGGCGCATGCTTCCGAAGGCGGCAAGAAGGACGGCGGCGAGCGTTTCGGGCTTGTCCTTCAGGTAGTCCATTAGCTGGACTAGCTCCGCGTCGGTAGGCGTGTACACTTTCGGCTTTCGCATCCTGGGCAATGTTACGTCGTACTCTTTCCCGCCGGCGAGCTTGACGGACGCCTGGAAGAGGGCGAACACGTTTTTTATATACTTCGCGCTTTTGTCCTTACCTACCAGCCAAGAAATCCATATTTGCACGTCCTCTTTTTTCAGATCGCGCACAGACTTAGCTTCTATCGGCTTGTAAACGCCGTTTTTTAGCTGTGATTCGTAGGCCGATATGGTAGACGGGGACAGAACGCCCTTCTTCGCGTCAATATATTTACGTATACTATCGTGAACTGTTACGGGGGCTATAATGCCCTCTTTTGTTACCAGATAGTCGGCGGCCAGCTGTTCCGCCCTGCGCCTGTCCGCATCCGTAAAGGATACGCGCACGGGCTTTTTCTTCCCGTCTATGTATTCGTAGTGGTCTATGACTTGTACGCGCCAATTCCCGGACGGCAGCTTTCTAGCTTTTGGCATTCCCTTCTATTTCCTTTCGCAGTTCGTTAAGCCTTTTTAGGTTTTCTAAAATCAGTCTGAGGTCGTCTGTATTGGCCTTTTCGGCTTCGTCTATAACTTCCCTTACCAATGCGCTGTAAACGCGCTCAGGCGGCCCTGTAGCCCCTTCTGTGTCGAAGAAATAGGACACGGGAACGCCGAAGAACGCGGCCAGCTTCTCAATTCTGGCCATTTTTGGCGTAAAGACGCCCTTGCGCCAATCTGTAAAGGCGCTTCGCGCTATTCCCGTAGCCCGTGCTACTTCGGAATCATTAAGGCCGGCGCGATCTCGCAGCGCACAATACCTTTCATACATTGCCCCTTCCTTTCTCCGTTCCTTCCCTGGCCTTGTTCAGCCGTGACAAGTATTCAGTCACTAGCCGCACGTCTTCCGGGCTCGCTTGCTCAGCTTGCTGTACTAGGTCGGCGATATTCCCGCGCAGCACGATTTTGTCCCCGTCTTCCTTCTTCCCATAGAAAACTGAGATATCAACGCCGAAGAAATCAGCTATAAGTTTTATTTTTTCGGGCTTCGGCGTATATTTCCCCTGCTTCCATGCCGTTAATGTGGCTGTTGAAATGCCTGTTGCCTTAGAAACTTGGTAGGACGTACAGCCTTTTGCTTTGAGTAAGTCTGTAAACACATTATACATGTTATTTCCCCCATAGAAATAAGATTCCTTATTTACAGACTAAGGTTTCTGTGCTAGTCTAAGTAGGTAAGGAATATTAGCGATTTACAGTTAATAAGTAAGAAACATTATTTAATAATCTGTCAATTTAATAATAAAGATTTCTTACTTATCTGTCAACCGCAGAAAGGGGGTACAGGTGTACGAACGATATGAACGCCTTCGGAATGAGAAGGGCGTAACAGACTACCGCGTGAGCAAGGACACGGGCATAGCTACCGCTACCCTTGTAGCGTGGAAACAGGGCAAATATACGCCCAAGGTTGATAAGCTCGCGATACTTGCCGAATACTTCGGCGTCACTATTGAATACTTAATGGGACGGTGAAGTGATGACAAAGTCAGAACTTATCTTCGGGAAGGGGCTAAACGCCCCGCCGATCGAGCGGCTGGCCCGTGTCGTTGGCGTGGCTCCGTCCACGCTGAGACGGTGGCGCAAAGCCCCGGACTATATGCCCGTCTGGGCTGTCGGCCGCATCCTGAAGGCCCGAGGCGTAAAGCCGGAATTGTGGGCCGATGTTTTCAAATGATTTTTAAAATGATTTTTCAAAAGTGAAGGGAGACATTCACATGTTTAACATTCTCGCCGGAACGGCTCTTTTATCAGTAGCCGGATACATTCTGTATTACGTCATCGACGACGTTCTTGCGTCTGTGGGGTGGTGATCATGGAGCCGTACAGAAGCAGGGTCTACACAGACCGCCCAGCGTATGCCGATTATGACAGCCCCGAAAAATTCGACGCTATAACGGGCATCATTATGACACGCCTTCGGCAGCATCCTAACGCGATTTGCTCATATTCGGGGGGGGCGGACAGCGACATATTGATAGACGTAATAGAACGCGCTCGAAGCATCGTCAAACTTCCGCCGGTTAAATACGTGTTCTTTAATACTGGCCTGGAGATGAAGGCAACGAAGGACCACGTAAAGCGGACCGCCGAGAAATACGGCGTTGAGATCGTCGAGGCCCGGCCGAAGGTGAACATAGTAATGGCTACTCGAAAATATGGCGTTCCGTTCGTGAGCAAGATAATGTCCGCCGGCCTGTCTGAGTATCAGAAGAAGGGCGTGCCGCTTTCGATCGCGGACGAATACGAACAGGCCGATGACAAAGAAGCGAAACGGCAAGAACTGCGCGAGCGTTTCCCGCACTGTGAAAGCGTTATTAATTTCCTGTGTTGTTGCAACTCGAAGGGCGAGCCCCGGCCTAACATTCAGCTAGTTATTAATTCAAGCCGTTACATGCGGGACTTCATCGCCGAGTATCCGCCGGACTTTCAAATCAGCGCAAGGTGCTGCGACTTCTGCAAAAAGCAGCTGGCCCACAGCATACAGAAAGGTTATGAGATGGTCATAACCGGCGAGCGTAGAGACGAAGGCGGCATGCGCTCCGTGCCCAGGACGGACAACACTAGCTTGTGTTTCACGGAGTCGAGAAACGGACAATACCGGCTTAGGCCGCTGTACTACGTTTCAGACAAAGATAAGGAATGGTATAAAAAAACTTTTGGCGTGAGATATTCGGACGCTTACGAAGTTTACGGGCTTACACGGACAGGGTGCTGCGGCTGCCCGATCTCTTACAAGGCCGTCGAAGATCTCGAAAAGATAGGACGTTTTGAGCCGAACATTGTAAAGGCCGCATATAACATCTTTGGCAAAAGCTACGAATACAGAGCGCTATATAACCGATACAAAGCGAAGCGGGACGAAGAGGCCGAACAGATCGCCGGCCAGATGTCCATAGACGACTTTTTACATGAGGTATGAAAATGTACGACAGGGACATTGGGGAAAGAATGCGCGAGGCCATGAAAGCAAAAGGGCTTCGTGCTGTAGATGTGGCAAAGGCTTTGCAAGTAGATCGTGGGACGGTCTACAAGTGGTTCGCCGGAAAGGGGACGCCGCGCATTGATTTGCTCAACGACTTCTGCGATTTAACGGGATGCACGGCCGACTATATCATATCCGGCCAGCTGAACACCTTAGAGGACATAGACATAATGCGGCTTGCCAGTGCTATTGACTTCATCCTGGGCCGTGGCCTTATAGGCAGGGTCAGCGCTGACAATGGGCGCTATGTCCTGAGCATGGACACGGACGGCATTATATCCGGCAGCATGTACACAACGCGACCGCGCGGCTTTAATGAATTTGACCGCGAGGCCATGCGGAAAGGGTGGCTGAAGGTTCACGGACGGCATTGCAAAATCACAAAAAAAGACGACTTCGGTTATATCTTCGTCGAGGTAAACGGCCAGATCGTGAAGGGGGCGGAATGATGGAAACAAGGGAAAGAGAAGACCTTATCGAAAGGATTACGCGGGCCAACGCAGAAATGCGGCTCACGAACATAAAGGGCAAACAGTATGCCGACGTGTCCGCACGTGTCGAGGCCTTCCGAAAGGTCTACCCGGACGGACGCATAGAGACCCAGTGTGTACAGGACGAAGACGGCAGGGCTGTCTTCATTGCTTCGTGCTATGACGGCGATGGCCGGAAGCTGTCAACCGGCACAGCCTTCGAACGGCAGAACGACGGCATGGTTAACAGAACGTCGTATATAGAAAACTGTGAGACTTCCGCTGTGGGCCGTGCGCTTGGCTTTGCCGGCTTCGGCATTGTGGCGTCGATCGCTTCCGCCGACGAAGTCGTTAATGCGATCGAACAGCAAACGGCGCTCGAAAAGATATCAGAAAACGAAGCGCTCACGCTGCGCGGCATCCTGAAGAACGACGAAAACGTAAAAATCATTCTTGACCGCTTCGGAGCGGCGGCGCTGGAAGAGCTCACGCGGGAACAGTACGCAACGGCCATAGCCTTATATAAGCGGTGGACGGAGAAAGGGGGCAAGAAGTGAGACAGCGCTTTCAGTTCGAGATCGGCGGCAAGCTCCCGGGGCTTAATGACTATATAAGGGCTTGCCGGGCTAACAAGTATATGGCCGCGAAGATGAAACGCGAAGCTGAAGAGCTCATAATCTGGGCAGCCCGCCGGGCCGATACGCCCGACTTCACGGAGCCCGTAAAGGTGTATTTTGAGTGGCGGGAAGGAAACCGGCGGCGAGATCTAGACAACGTGGCATTTGCAAAAAAATTCGTGTTCGACGCGCTTGTGAAGACAGGCATTCTTTCCGGCGACGATCGAAAGCACGTAGAGGGCTTCGAAGACACCTTCAGGCTTACGCCCGGGCAATGGAGTTGCCGTGTAACTATCATCGAAGAATGAGGGAAGGGGACAATGGAAGGCTTTACTTTTTACCGCTCATACATGGACACGGCCCGGGCCATTCCTGACCGAGACGCGCGGCTTGATTTCTTAGAGTCCATTCTGTCGTACATGTTCGACGACGACGAAGCGCCGGCCTGTCCTTCCGCCTTCGCACAGGTCGCTTTTTGTGCCGTTCGGCCCAACCTGGACAAATCCAAGGCCAAGGCCGAGCGCCACAGGGCGAAGCAGTCACAGCCTGAAGAGGCCGAACAGATCGCGCCGAAGCGAAAGCAAAACGAATCAAAAAAAAGCAAATCAAATCAAAATGAATCAAAATTGAATTCTGATTCGATTTTAGATTCCAATCGGAAAACCAAATCGAATACAGATACAGTTACAGTTACAGATACAGTTATAGATAAAAATATATCTATCGGTCAAATTTCAGAGCGCACGCTGTCGGAAGAATTCGCCCAGCTGTGGGAAATGTACCCGCGTAAGGAAGGCAAGAAAGCCGCATACAATGCTTACAAGCGGGCACGTGTTAAGAAGGGCGTCACGTTCGACACGATCAAACAGGGCATAGAGCGCTACAACGATCACTTGAAGGAGTGGGACGTATCACAGCAATTCATCAAAAAGGGCAGCACTTACTTTATGGGCGAGTCATGGGACGACAAATACACAGCCCAGCGGCCCAGGGACAGAAACGCCTTCAACGCTTTCGAACAGCACGATTATGATTTTGATGAACTCGAAAGGGAGCTTACCCAATGACCAACGCGGAATATATTAAGAGCCTGAGCACGGAAGACATGGCGGGCGAAATGTGTTCATGGTTTGACGAAGGCTGCGACGACTGCCCGGGCCGCGAGCTGTGCGAATACGGCAAAGGACACGCGAACGGCCTTATTAAGTGGCTGAACGAAGAAAGGCGGGAAGAATGAACGAAGTACAGCTTATAGGACGAATTACGAAAGACCCGGAACGGATAGCGGCACAGTCTACCATGTGCCGGTTCACGCTGGCCGTAGATCGGAGAACTAAAGACGGCGGCGCGGACTTTATACCCTGTAAGGCTTTCGGCAAAACAGCCGACTTCGTGCTGAACTACTTACAGAAGGGCCGGAAGGTCGCCGTGATCGGTCGGATACAGACAGGCACCTACACGAACAAGGACGGCGCCACGATCTACACAACGGACGTAGTAGCAAACTCCGTTGAATTCTGCGACAGTAAGCCCGCAGAAGGTCAGGCCGAACCAGCCCGGACAAAGACAGCCGTGCCGAGAAGAACGCGCCCAGAAGACCCGCTAGACGGCTTTCTGAGCATTCCCGAAGGCATTGACGAAGAACTACCCTTTTCGTGAGGTGGCAAAATGGAATACCTGAAAGCAATCGTATCATTGCCGGAAGCGGCGAGGCTCGAACAGCTGGCCGAAGAATGCGCCGAGTGCGGAAAGGAAGCGCTTAAGCTCGCCCGCATCCTGCGCCGGGAAAATCCGACACCGAAGACAGAGGCAGAGACGCGGGAAGCGTTGCAGACTGAAATACACGACATAATGAACTGCATAACAGTCCTGGACTTTTCCATGACGACCGATGTAACGAAGCTGTGCCGCTGGGCGCGGCGCCTGGGGGTAAAGGATGACTAGAAAAGAGTTTCTCCGGCAATACCTAAGAGCCAAAAGGCAGTTCGACAATGCCGTGCGCGACCTTGAGGAATGCCGGAGCCGCTACGAAGGAATCCGCGCCATAGTGTACAGCGACATGCCGAAGGCGCACGACACAGAGCACGACCTGTCGGAGATCTTCGCGAAGATGGAAAAAGAGACGGCGAAATGTGCAGCGACCTGTCGGGCGGCCCTGTCGGTCATGGCGAAAGTGGAGCGGGCCATAGAGTCCGTGAAGGATGACACTGAGAAGCAGCTGCTACGGCTTCGATATATCCACGGGATGACGTGGCAAACGATCGCGGACACCATGGGCTATACAGAGCGCTGGGTGCACATACTGCATGGCCGGGCACTGGAAAACGTAAAGCTAAGCATAGAAAGGGGCAAAGATGGAAAGAAATACGGTTGACGTTAAAGTGGTCGAGAATATCCGCCGGTGGATTCTGTGCGGGCCGCTGCTTGAATGCAGCGGGTGCGGGAAGCATTGGCACGCCGTGCCGGAAGAAGAAGCATTCTTCTGCCCTGGGTGCGGCAAGAAAATCAGAAAGCCGGCCCGTAATGGATGAACGTGTACGGGCGGCGTGGGCGCGCCTGATCGTGGCCATATACACCCAGGCCGCGAAGGACTACAAAAAGACACTATATGCCGGCTATGCAGACCTGTATGCCAGGAAGTTTATAATGTCCGGCGCCTATGGCATCGATACCGACACAGGCCAGGCTATAATCGAGCGCATACAGAAAGACTATGAAGCCCACAGAAAGAAGGTGAAGGGATGCAGGACACGATAGACAGACAGGCAGTGCTTGAAGCGCTCAACTGTTACCCATTGCCGGACACAGAAAAAAGCGAGTATGCGCAGGGCATGGCAGCCGGCGTTACTTTCGCAACGGCACTTGTGAAGTGCTGGCCAGCCGTGCGGTCTTCGAGGATGACAGGGCATTGGGAAGAAAAGCACGTTTCCGAGAAAGGCGAGCACACAATAGAAGAATGGCAAGAAGCCAAATGCTCGAAGTGCGGGCTGTGGCATATTACGCCGTACTTGTACTATTTCAGCGAATACAACTATTGTCCGTCATGCGGCGCGAAGATGGAGAAAGGCGGGGACTAATGGACTTTATAAGCAAAGATGTGGCAATTGAAGCACTGGCGAAAGCGGGAATAGAAAACTACGCGGCGGCCGGGAATGACAACGGAATGCTTAAGGCCGTCAACGTAATAAAGGCAATACCGGCCGCACAGCCAACGCAGACCAACGCAGAACCCAACGCAGAATCAACGAAGGATTTTGATAAGGACACTAATGTCCATAGCACCGATACAATTAGCAGACAAGATGCGATTGATGAAATAATGAAATGCAGGTATGTGGTTGATGCTATCGAAAAAATAAAAGCCTTACCATCCGCACAGCCTGAACCGTTATCTGATGCCTATACGAAAGCAGTATGGACATGGTTACTTGATTACCAGATTAAGGCGGCAGAATTGAAAGGCAGATATACGCCATATGAGGTACTATCGTGGGTTGCAAATGATTGGAGAAAAGAACATGAGTGACTTAATCAGCAGACAGGCGGCGATAGATGCGCTGTGCGCTGTTTGTGGGAAGTCTTGTGATAAAAGCGAATTTGTCTACAATGCACCACAAGATGAACAAGTGATTTTATGCCCAGAGCATTATGTTCTTTGCACACTACCATCCGCACAGCCGAAGCGGATGCGTGGAAGGTGGAAGCCTTTTCCTTCAGACAGCGAACTGTATAAATGTTCCGAGTGCTACGCATGGGGAAGCAAGGTATATAAATACTGTCCATATTGTGGGGCGGCAATGATGGACGAAGGCATAGAAGGGGTGTTGGAATGAACGAAGTATTGGAGACAATCATATATGCACTATTGGTTATAGCCTTAATCGGTACAATTGCTTTTGTGTGGGCACTCGTTAGACGGGTGATCAGGATATTAGACAGCATTATTGACGACACCTAAACAGTTCATTGTAATTCAGTATTAGACAGCTATATAGTTATGGTGGATGCGAACGAAGTAAAGCCGCATCTTTCCATTGTCCCGGGGCGCGCCAATCACGACGCGCCTTTTGTAATGCCATGAAAGAATACGCTGCCGAATTCTATAAAAGCGCCG